AATATAATCACTGGTGAAATAATTGACAGCGCCCATAGTTAAACCCCCATTCTAATACATTCATCGAGCGGGACTCTATGCCCATACACCCGGAAAAAAGCAGCCCCTGAGCGGGTATATTGTATCTTGCACCGGTGATACGCTTTACCGCCGCCCCATGCACCGGAAACGCAATAAATATAATCATCTATGCCGTATTCAATGCCCTTAATTTCAAGCCCATTCAGTCCGCTATAATAGGCAATGCTTTTCCGATTTTCGCAGTATTCCCTTTTATTCATGGCGTGTTACCTCCTCGATAAATTCACGAATAGCGCCATGCAAACGGACTTTACACTTTTCATAATCAAAGCTGTAATACTCCCGGATTTTTTCAGCTTGTTTTTCATACCGTTCCCGCAATTCATAAGACGGGCGAATATTTCCAAATGGAGCATACCCCGTTACAATGGCAACCCCGCCGCCCATATCGTAAATATCAGCCGCCCATCCCTCACGGCGCACCGTGTATGCAACCGGACTTTCATAATTCAGCAGGCTTTGCAATCCGCAATAGGGAACGCAAATAATTTTATTGTAATTTGCCCGGATTTCCTTTTGTGTTGTCTTAAATTTCATTTGGTACACCTCTTTCAATAATTCACGTTATTAGCAGCACGCCGCGCGTACATAGCTTTCAAACTTTCTGTTGGGGACATATCCGCGGCCATACTATAATGGGGGAATTTTTCCACCGGTTGCATATTCCACCACGATTTCCCGCCGCCACTCATATCATAGAACGACAGAAAACTATTTACATGGCGCATTGTAGTAGCAGAATAACCGCCCCACATACGAACGAACTGCCCCGCCGCCGTGATACGGCAAACAAAAGTATTATAGGACTGTAAAACTTTTTCGCCGTTTTCCATTTCAATGATTTTCGCCTTTCCGTAAAAACTTTTTGCCCGATCAGAACCGCAAACGGGTAAATCAAAAATCTTTTTCATAATGTAAACCCCTTTCAAACTCAAATTTGATTATCAAGTGTTTTATTGATGATTTGAGTATATCAAGTGTTTTATTGATTGTCAAGTGTTTTATTGATATTTTATCAAGTTTTTTATTGACGCTTGCAACCGTCTGAAAAACTACACTTTTTCACACGATACATTATAAAGGACAAAACACCGATCCTAATCAGGCCGGAACCCCGGCAGCACCCACGCCGCCGATCAGCCGGGAGCGGGACGGCCTGCCCCATGGAACGAAAAAGCCGCCGACCCCGTGAAGAGATCGGCAGCTCTGTCAAAGTCGCAGACCCTCGCCGGAAAGTCGCAAAGTCGTTCGGGCGAAAGTCGCAAAAGTCGTGGGAAAGTCGTAAAGTCGCAAGCCATAGTCGCAAAAGTCGTGAAAGTCGTGAAAGTCGCTCAGTCCTCCGAGTCATAGTCGCCGGACGCACCCACCACATCTTCGAGGTACTTCTTTTCCAAGTCCTCAGCGGGAACCTGATCTCCGAGCTGCTGGTTGGGTGTCAACACGACCTCCTGCTTGTCCGCATAGCCCATGTTGTTCTTCATCAGGAAGATACCGGCAACCGGATTGATCTTCCCGTTCTGCATATAACTTTCCATCTGAGCGTTCAAAAGTTGATACGCCTTTTTAATTAAGTTACGGCTCTCGGCGGGTAGCGTCTTACTATCCACTCCATTTGCCCATGCCCATATCGTCTTTCTATCAACTCCAAAAGCCAATGCCATACCAGCAACCGAGGGCTTCATGTCGTCCCGAGCGCACAGAGCAAAATACATACCCATACGCTCTTTGACCTGTTCGGGCTCTCTCACATTCACATCAGACCAGTCCAGCATGACCATCGAATGTTCCAGATATTTTCTATTGTCACCCGGCTCTGTATGAACGCTCATGGCTTCCTTACGATCAGGCCGAGTTCGCTTTTTCACAATTTCATCTGCCATAGTCGTTTTCTCCTTTCCATACTAATCGCTAATTTTTTCAGCCAATATTTTAATACAGCTCGTGAGTGCGTTAATTTCCCCTCTCTGCCGAGTCAGCGCTTCCATACACTTATCGACACTCGCACTAAGCTCTCGGTTTTCATCTTCAAGTTTAGTACAATAATGCTTCCTCTCAATCAACTGATTATTAAGATCATCAATCTTATTACGCAGTTCATTTTCCAGCGTTTCAGTCATAGTCGTTTTCTCCTTTCAGAGTCGCCAAGGTGATAAAGGTGAGTAATCGGGTGCATTTCCCTATAACTATTTCTATATACGCGCGTATAAGAGAGAGTTATAGGCATTTATGCCCGATTACTCACCTAACTCACCTAAAATACGAAAAACAATTTTTCAAAACACGCCAATTTGAAAAAAGTCTTTGCAAAAACACTCACCTTTATCACCTTTATCACCTAACGGCGGCGTCCGATGTATTCGTCGATGCTAATCCGCAATGCGTCTGCAAGCAGCTCGATTGTATCAATTCTCCCATTTCGCGCCGTGCCACGTTCCAGTGCGTAGATCGTAACTGCGGGCACACCTGAAATCCGCGACAGTTGTGCTGCTGACAATTTAGCCCTATTACGTGCTTTACGCATACTCTCGCCCTTTGTCATTACCATTTTGCGCTTCCTCCTTTCGGAACAAGATGAATATCTTTGCCTACACGTTTTCTTGTGTCGGCATCATCCAGCTTGCAATTTCCCATGATTTCATATACTTAGCCATCCATCATCGTCTCCAATGCTTTCTCCGCTTCCTCGCGGGTGAGGAATACGGTTTTACCAAACTCATCAAGCCAAATAAGAGCAAACTCTATCTCTACAACTCCCACGACAAATCGTCCAGGCGTTTGCTCAACGTATTGCAGCCGATACACCGTATCGCCCACCCTGCACGGCAGCACCATCAAGCGCCCGTCTCTATCGGCCTGCATCAATTCCACCATGCGCGCAATGGAGTAATCATGCTCAAGCAGCCCGCCCTCAATCTTTTTCGCTTTTTTACAGGCAATAGGGGACAGGCCGCTATCTTCGTACTGTTTCAGGCGTGCCCACACCTGTCGTTGCGTACAAGCGGTGTTACGCGGGCACGGCAGCTCCCGGCACTGCGAGATGTCGCAGAAATTGCCATCAAACGTAAGCCTCTCCATCACTTCACCTCCTGCATCCAGAACTCGCGGCGGCAGTCGGTACACTTCTTGTGAATGTTGGAACACCCGCCCCCATCCTTTCTGTGTGAAGGTGAAATTACTGCAGGGCATACACTCAACACGTCGTTATTATCTATCTGAGCCTCCGGATATTGCTCCAGAAACACGCTCTGCCGTGTCTTGCGCGGATGCTCCTTCGACCACTGTTTCACCATCGCAACAGTTTCTTCAAGAATCTCGATGGCGTTATCACATTTGTCACCGTGATACGGACACTTTGTGCAATCAGTGGTCGATTTACACATCCGCCGGAATTCGCTAAAAAATTCTGCCACGTCCATGCCTCACACCCCCGCGTCCCACCGCGCCTGCTGCATAAACGACAACTGCTGGCGCAGGTCGTCGATCGTGCGTTCCTGCCGCGCCATCTCGGCGGAAAACGCCAGCGCCTTGCGCCGCTCGTTGCATAGTATGGTTTCCGCTTTTTCCCGCAGCTCATGCTCCTGTTTGGCGTAGTCTACCAGCCGCTGCACCGCATACCGAGCTGCCGGTGAAAAGTCAGTACAGGAGCGCGGCCGATTCAGAATTGCTTGCACATTTTTGATTTCTTCCGCGTCGTGCCCTAAAGTAAATTCTTGTGTGTAGTCTCTCCATTTCTCGTTACTCATGGTGCTTTTCCTTCCTTTCAAAGTTGTGGAGGGAGATCATCTTCTCACGGGTGAGCTTGTCAACCACTCGACCGATCTCTGAGTAGCCGCAGACCGCCGCCAGCCGTTCAAGGTTGCCCTTGGTCTGTGCCGTGACTACGATGGAAATACGGCGAAGGTTCTTTTTCTCAGTTTTCATCGCTTTCCTCCTTGCTGCCGTGAATGGTAGCAGAGACGAACGACTGCAACAGCACAAAGGCTTCTTCTTTGGTCGCACCAGCATTGAGTAAAGCCCTGTAAAAATTCAGAGACATTTCAGCTAAAGCACCAACGGCGTTCAGCAACTCTCTCACAGCGTCATTATTCATCGTTGTTCACCTCTGTAAATGCTCTTGCGAGATCGTCAATCATCTGGTGCATGATTCTATCCCCAACATCATCTTCGTTCTGACACCAGAAGGAGAATTTCAGGTGTAGCAGTTCATGTACCAGCGTCTTTTCAAAGTCGAACGGCACAATGCGGTCGCCGTAGCAGGCAGGGTTGATGATCTCAATACGAGCGGTCTTAATTGCTTCTGACCACTCGGTACAGCCTGCGGCATCACT